ATTGAATGTGAAGATGACCATTCAAGTTGTAAACGTATATGTAAGGAGATGTTAATCTAAAACTGAATAGGATTAAATGTACACCTTCAAAAACCCTTGACATTTTATGTCAGGGGTTTTATACTGTATAGGTATTTGATAAAGCATCTATGGATGATTTAACCAGAAAGAAATTAGATAAGATTGCAAAAGATCTTGGTTCTAAGGTTGATTATATGACTTGTTATGATGCACATAGTAGTTGGAATAAAATAGTTATAGAATATAATCATCAATTAAAGGAGAAAGATAATGCCTGACTTTAAAGATGAACTCTTAGAAGTATTAAAGAGAGATGCTTACAAAAAGGGTGAATATAAACTTTCATCTGGTCGTGAAAGTAATCATTACGTTAATTGTAAACCAGTAACATTAAGTGGAAGAGGATTAACTCTTTCTAGTTTATTAATATTAAAGGAGTTAGAACACGACTCTAAAATAGTGGCAGGATTAACTCTTGGTGCTGACCCATTAGTAAGTGGAGTGTCAGTTGTGTCTGCATTGGACGGTAAGATAGTTAATGCACTAATTGTTAGGAAGGAGGCAAAAGGTCACGGTACACAGGCATGGATAGAAGGATTATTGCCACCTAAAGATACATTAGTGACAGTATTAGAGGATGTAATAACAACTGGTGGTTCTGCTATTAAAGCAGTCGATAAATTAAGAGATGCAGGATATAAAGTTGGAAGAGTAGTTTGTATTGTTGATAGACAAGAAGATGGTGAAGCAGATAAGTTAATGAAAGAAAAGAATTTAGAATTAAGGAGTTTATTTACACTTAAGGACTTGATTGATGCGAATGAACAATGAAACTAAATTAACATTTGCACTAGAGCATATTGCCCACCTTCACGATTTGGTTGAAGGTAATGCTTATCAACATTATCTTGAAGATCATATTACAACTTTAGAATATGAACTTAAGAGGCAACTTAACAACGAACAACACAAAAGGAGAACAAAATGACAACTAGAACCCATACAATTGAAAAGAAAAATGAGCAACACAATCAAGAGTGGAGTTGGGAAGAGACACCTGAAGTATTAGCAGCATTAGAACAATTAAGGAAATCTAGTGAAATAGTAGATGCAAAACGTGCATAAATACCTATTCGGAGTTTATTAACGGTAACATTGAAGGATAAAAAGGCAGCAAAGTTAATCATTAAGAGGGCAAAAAAGCATCCAGAGTTATATACAGAGGAAGAAGTTAGATATGCTAAAGAGTTTAAAAAACGTCTTAAGCAAGAGAAAAAGAAGAAGAGTGACTGTGAACAAGTGTAAAGAGAGTCTAAAGACACTATTAAGTTTATAGATAATTACATAACTTATGTTATAATCTCAACACATATCTCCTAAAACAATGATAAATTTAGACCAGAAATACGAATCTTATGTAAGAAACGGTGAAAAGAAATTGCGTATTGATGGTATAAATGAACGAGTAAGGGGATATGGTTATACAGATGATGGGAAAGATATTGATGGGTATTATTTAATTACAGACAATTATACTCTTTATTATAATAGAGATGAACAGTTTCTTAGGATGGAGGCACTTAGAGAGTTAGTTACTTAAACTGGTCCCCCTAAATTGTCCCTATAGTGAAGGTAACCTCAAATTAAATGATTGAAAACGAATCACCTCTAAATGAAACTGATAAAATGATTAACAATTTCATTGAGGAATGTGAAAGGGAGGCAGCAAAACTTGAAATAACAGTTGATTATTATATTGCCGAGTTTGTCGTTTGACAATCTCGGTTTTTTTGTTTATAATTATAGGTAAGTAATTACTCAAAACAATGGCAGAACTCAATCCTAACTATAAATTAAGAATTGAAGAACTAACTACTGAAGGTTGGACTTTAATTGATGTTGATGCACAGAATTTGACTAAAGAACAATGTGATGAGAGATTAAGTGAATACATTCAAAATGGTGTAACTGCTAATAGATTAAGAGCAGTTTATGATGTTGGTCAGGAACAATAATTATTAATACATAATACAATTATCATTTATTAACTATGCCTTATGAACCTGAAGTGAATGATTATGTTATTTGGCAACACGAAGATGGAACTGTAGATGAAGGTTGGGTTTATTTTAAAGGAGATGAAGTTGATAATAAGAAAAGGATTAAAGATGGATGGAAACCAGTTGCAAGATATATTACAATAGAAACTGGTGTTAGACCTAAACCTAAGTGTAGTATGTCAAGGAATGATCCTCACAAATATGTTCATACATTATTGTTATGTTATGATTCATATTGGAATGACTTGAAATTTGTAAGAAGGAGGGAATCACCTATTACTGAACATTACTCACAGTATGATGATAGGAATAGTGAATAAAACTGGTCCCCCTAAATTGTCCTTATAGTGAGAAACAGTTGAGGGTTCATCTACTCTGACAGTTTTGAGAATGGGCATTTGAAAACGCAAGGCAAGGGTGAGAACCAATTCAGAAGGATCTTAAATGACCGTGTATTGAACATGGTGATCGCACTGTGGAAATCTCTTTAAGTCGAACCTCTTGTACCAATTGCGGTTTTGAAGTTGACAGAGTAAGTCCCAACTCTCAAACAAGAAGCAGAGACATGATGATGAATTAAAATTACTTACCCTCAATGTTTCTCCCGCTATTTTAGGCAAGGGTCTATGGTTGTCTCAATTCAGTTGAGAAATTACGCCCTGTAAGTCCTACACACAACAACGAGGAGATGGATGTGCCTCTCGGATCGCAACCGAAGAAAGAACTAACATCCTCTAGAAATTTACATTATTATCCAATGAAGTCATCAGCAGTTCTTAAAGAACTAAAAGAATTAAAAGAGGATTGGAGTAAACAGTATTTTAAGTTTACTGACGATCAACAGAAAAGATATGATAAACTGTTGGTACTTCGTAGGAAAAGAGTAAAAGAAATGTATGCTAATGATAGAGTGCATAAAGGTCCATCTAATAAATAACTATTACGAATAATAGAACTGATGAAATCTTTTCACCAATTTATTGCTGAAGCATACGATCACGATATAGAATCAGGATCTCAAATCACCAAACAAGGTGAAGGTGGGAGGATTGGTCGTAAAAGAAAACAAACTGATGCTGAAAAGAAAAGAGTAAGAGCAGTTGGTGGAGGTAAAACTGTACCTGCTAAAACATACAAAGATAAGTCAGATATTGGTAAAACTAATAAGAAAAGATCTCCTGCTGGTAGACAACAACAACCAACACAACAAAGAGGGAGTGCTGCATTATCGGCAAGAGAACAACAAAAGAAGGCATATTTAGAGAGAAAGAAAAAATCTGCTGTTAAGGATGAAGCATCTGGGAAAGATAAGAAGATTGATTTGAAAAAGAGTGCAGATAAGTTATTAGCAAAGAAAGCAAAGAAAACTGTTGACCCTAACTATAAACCACAAAAAGCAAGTGGTTATACTAGACATGAAAGAAGAAAGATTAGAAGAGCAGGTGAAAGATTAGTGAGAGATATTAAGAATAAAAAAGAGAAACCAATCTCACATTACGATCCAGGTGTTTAACAACTGGTACCTATAAATTGTACCTATAGTGTACCTGTATGCCCCTGTGTGGCATTTTAATACCTTTTATGGTATAATTTACTAAAGGTGATTATTTAATGGAACTTCGTGAACATCAACAAAATGCAGTTGATGTACTTCGTGAATATGATAAGGGACAGATTATTGTTCCTACTGGTGGTGGTAAAACATTTATTGCCATTACTGATGTTGTACGTCAACTTAAAACTGTATGGGAGTGGGATGAAGATTGTCAGCAATTTGTAGAACCTAAAGTTATAATTGTTGTTGCACCTCGTATATTATTAGCACAACAATTATCATCTGAGTTCTTAGAATTTGTTACAAATGCTGCTGTGTTACACGTACATAGTGGTGAAACTCATCATACTTCAACAACAAATAGTGAAGCAATTCGTGAATGGAATACTTCTCATTGGAAGGAGAATAGAATAATATTTACAACTTATCATTCATTACACCGTATTCAAGAATCAGATATTGATGTTGATACAATATATTTTGATGAGGCACATAATAGTGTTCAGAAACATTTTATTGGTGCAACTGAGTATTACTCAATGTATGCAAAGAGGTGCTATTTCTTTACTGCAACTCCGAAACATTCTGCTACACCTATGAAAATAGGGATGAATGATGAGGACATTTATGGTAAAGTATTAATCAATGTACCAGCACCTAAGTTAGTAGATGAAGGATATATTTTACCCCCTAAAGTAATGATAAAGAAGATAGATGTTCCTGATGATAGTAGATTTCAATGGGAAAGAGACTGTGACCATTTATTATCAACAATAGATGATACTGATGTAGATAAAATATTAGTTTGTGTGAGAAAAACTAAACAGATTGTAGATTTAGTGGCACAAACTGACTTCGTGAATGAATTAGTTTTGCGTGGATATTCCTTGTTGTATATTACATCAAAGCAGGGTGCATTTGTTGATGGTGAGAAAGTTAATCGTGAAAAGTTCTTCAATACATTAAATGAATGGGGAAGAGATAAGGATAAAAGATTTATAGTTATGCACCACAGTATTCTTTCTGAAGGTATTAACGTGAAAGGATTAGAGGCAGCATTATTCTTAAGAAATATGGATTATATCGGTATTAGTCAAACAATTGGTAGAGTTATACGTAAAGGTGAAGAAAGTAAAACTTATGGGTTGATTGTTGTACCTTGTTATGATAGAATAGGTATAAGTACATCAAGAAAAGTTGAGGCAGTTGTTGATACTATTTTCAATAAAGGTGAACCCGCAATTTCTACAGTAAAAAGATGAAAGATACTATTTTGTTTGGAGATTGTTTGGAAACACTTAAACAATTTGATGAAAAACCTAGATGTTGCATTACATCTCCACCTTATTACGGTCTAAGAGATTATGGAGGGGAGGATAATCAAATAGGACAAGAAGAATCTCCAGAAGAGTATATTCAAAACCTAGTAAAAGTATTCCGAGAAGTACGTAATCTTCTAACTGAGGATGGTACATTGTGGTTAAACATTGGTGATAGTTATTATAACTATAGACCCGGAAAAGGTCAAGGATTAGTTAAACAAACTGTTAGTAAGAGTAAGCAAGATTTACCAGACAAATGTGCAAGACGAGGTAATAAATTAGATGGACTTAAAGAGAAAGATTTAATTGGTATTCCGTGGATGTTAGCATTTGCATTAAGAGCAGATGGATGGTATTTAAGGCAGGATATTATATGGCATAAACCTAATCCAATGCCAGAAAGTGTAAGAGATAGATGTACTAAATCCCACGAGTATTTGTTCCTCTTAAGTAAGAACAAACGATATTATTATGACAATGAAAGTATCAAAGAACCAGCAAAAGATTGGGGAACAAGAGATAGAACTAATGGCAAATATCATAATAAAGGAACAGGATTACAACCCCATTCTGGTCTTACTAAATCATATCCAAAGAAGAATAAAAGATCAGTTTGGAGTATAACAAATAAACCATATAAGGGCAGTCATTTTGCAGTATTTCCACCTGATTTAATTAAACCATGTATA